AATCCGCATTTTGGACCGCACAAGAGGTCGATTTAAGTGGTGATATTAGAGATTGGGAAAAATTATCTGATAATGAAAAGTATTTTGTAAAAAACATATTATCGTTTTTTGCAGCATCTGACGGTATCGTTAACGAGAACTTGGCAGAAAACTTTTATAGAGAAGTTCAGTATCCTGAAGCGAAGTTTTTCTACGGGTTTCAACTAGCAATGGAAAATATCCACTCATTAATGTATTCCCTATTAATTGATACATACATTAACGACCCCAAAGAAAAGATGGAGTGTTTCACCGCAATCGAACACTTACCTGCGGTCCAAAAGAAGGCTAATTGGGCTCTTAATTGGATTGAAAATGCATCATTTCAGGAGAGATTAGTTGCTTTCGCGGCAGTTGAAGGAATCTTTTTTTCAGGTTCATTCTGTTCAATCTTTTGGTTGAAATCAAGAGGTATCCTACAAGGATTGTGTAACGCAAACGCCTTGATTTTTAAAGACGAAAACCTACATTGTGATTTCGCAATTCATTTATTTAACAATCATATTGAAAACAAAATATCAGAAAAACGAATCAAAGAAATATTGTTATCGGCACTTGATATTGAGAAGGAATTTATCACAGAATCATTACCTGTTTCATTAATTGGTATGAATCAAAACCTAATGAAACAATATTTGGAATTTGTTGTTGATGGACTTTTAGTTAAATTCGGATGTAAAAAAGAATTTAACGTAGAACAACCATTCAAATTTATGGAACAAATCGCTGTAGAAACCAAAGGTAATTTCTTTGAGAGTAGAACTATCGAGTATCAAAAAGCAAAACTTAACGAAGCAATCTCATTTGATGAAGATTTTTAAATTATAAACTATGTCATTAACAATTATTAAAAAAGGTGGGGAAGAAGTGGCCTTCAACCCCACCAAAATATACAACAGAATTAAAAAGGCCGCTAAGTCACTTAACGTGAATTCAGATGAAATATTCATCAAAGTAATCACATCCGTTCCTACAGAAGGTAAAATTACCACTATGGATTTGGACAAGTTGGTTTATGAGATTTCTGCAGCTTATACAGGTAGTCACTACGATTATAGTAGATTGTCTGCAACTGTAGCGATTTCATCATACCACAAAGAAACAAACCCAAGTTTCTGTGAAGTCATGGAAAGTTTAAGTCAAGATAATATCATCAACGAAGACCTTATTAATATCATAAAGTCTTATGGTAAAGATAATATTGACGCCGCCATCAACCACGAACTTGATTATAACTTTGATTATTTTGCTTGGCGTTCATTACAGGAGATGTATCTTTTGAAAAACTCAAATGGTGTTTCAGTTGAGAGACCTCAACATATGTATATGAGAGTCGCTTTATGGGTTACAAAATCATTTGAAGAGGCGGTTGAATACTACAATTCGTTGTCAAACCAACTTATCTCCCCTGCGACCCCTATCATGATTAATGCGGGAACCAAAGTACCTCAACTAGCATCTTGTGTGTTACACTACAATAACGACGACTCAAGAGTAGGATTGTTGGATACCCTAAAAGACATTTCAACATACTCATCAGATGCTGCAGGTATCGGACTTTGTATGAGTAATCTAAGGTCAAAAGATACTCGTATCTCTTCATCAGGTGGATTCGCAGGTGGATTATTAAAGTATCTTAAAATCGTGAATGAATCGTTGAGATTCTTTAACCAACAAGGAAGAAGACCGGGAAGTGCGGCCATATATATTGAACCTTGGCACAAAGACATTTTTGACCTTTTGGATATTAAGAAAAACACAGGTCCTGAAGAGTTAAGGGCGAGAGACCTTTTCACGTCTTTGTGGTTACCTGATAACTTTATGAGAGCGGTTCGTGAATCTTCGGATTGGTATTTATTCTGTCCTGACGACATTAAAAAAGCGGGATTAAAACCACTCCAAGAATGTTACGGTGAGGAATACGAAGAAATCTATAACAAAGCCGTAAGTTTAGGTTTAGGTAGAAAAATCAAGGCTCAAGAGTTATGGTATAAGATTGTAGAATCACAAATTGAAACTGGTGTACCATACCTATGTTCAAAAGATAGTGCCAACAGAAAGACAAACCATCAGAATATCGGTGTAATTAAACAATCAAATTTGTGTAACGAGGTTTACCAATATACGGATGAAAAAACAACTGCGATTTGTACACTATCGTCTATGATTTTGAAAAACTTTATTGAGGACGGTAAATTCAACTTCCAAAGATTGTTTGAAGAAACTCGTAAGGTGGTAAGAGCACTTAACAAAGTTATCGACATTAACTACTACTCAACCGAAAAAGGTAGAAAAGGTGGTTTAGAACAAAGAGCAATCGGTATCGGAACTCAAGGATTGGCGGATGTGTTTTACTTAATGGATTATGTTTTCACTTCTGATGAGGCAAAGAAATTAAATAAAGATATCTTTGAAACTATCTATTACGGAGCGATTTACGAATCAAATAACTTGTGTAAAACAGGTGAATACAAACCATACGACTTCTTCCAAGGGTCGCCAATGTCACAAGGGGTATTCCAATTTGATATGTGGGGATTAGGTGAAAGTAACCTATCAGGAATGTGGGATTGGAACTCACTTAAAGAAAGTGTTAAGTTATACGGGGTTTGTAATTCACTATCAACCGCACAGATGCCAGTAGCATCATCTGCGAAAATCACAGGGTCTTATGAAATGACAGAACCGGCACACTCAGCGTTATTTAACAGACGAGTTGTTGGTGGAGAAATTATGATTGTGAACAAATATCTTATTACCGACTTTGAAAAAATTGGTATTTGGAACGAACAAGTTAAAAATGAAATTATCATAAACGAAGGTTCAATCCAACCAATTAATTTTAACAAGTACTTGGACGCTGAGGATAAGAACTACAATAAAAAAGTAAAAAGAATTGAACATCTTTTGAAAAAATATAAAACCATTTGGGAAATTTCACAAAGAGAACTAATTGATATGGCATCTGATAGAGCACCATTTATCGACCAATCTCAATCAATGAATATCTATTTGGCAAACCCAACGGTATCAAAAATTACTTCATCTCACTTTAAGGCTTGGGACAATGGATTGAAAACTTTGTGTTACTATGTAAGAACAAAGGCGATATCAACAGGAGCAAAACACTTGGCGGTTGATATCAGTCAAGAAGTAAAACCCCAATCATTACCCGAGGTTGATTACAGTAAAATGAATTTACCACCCAAACCCGATGGAAGTTTAGTTGATTGTTTTGGATGTTCAGCATAATACAAATCCCGAGAAATCGGGATTTTTTCTTTTATATACCACTTTAACGAAAACAAAATTTAACACCTTATATTTATAGGTATGGCAAATGGAACAACATACGGAATTAATTTTCCATTTAGAGATTCTTATGATGGTAGATATTTGGATTTATCTGATACTCCTGATGAGGAAATCAGAACTGACCTTATTCATTTATTACTAACAAGAAAAGGTACAAGATATTTTTTACCTGATTTTGGTACAAGATTGTATGAATACATTTTTGAACCTTTGGATGGTCCAACATTTGCACAGTTAGAGTCTGAAATACGAGAAACTGTAAGGATTTATATTCCTAATTTAAAAATTACAAGTATTCAAGTGTATGACGCATCAACGGAGGAAGAATCCGAAAGTAGAACGGTGATAAGTGGAGATGAAAGAGTATTTAGAGTTCCCGGTATTGGTACTAAAGAACATACCGCTAGAGTTAAAATAGACTATAAAGTTACTTCAAACGCCTTTGAAAGTTCCGATTTTGTAATTATTAATATATAAGTTATGGCAAATAAAAAAATATCCTATACGGTCAGAGATTTTCAATCAATAAGGACTGAATTAATTAATTTTGTAAAAACATATTATCCTGACCTTTTATCGAATGTAAATGATGCCTCGGTATTTTCAGTTCTATTGGATTTGAACGCTGCGGTTTCTGATAACCTACAATTCCAAATCGACAGAAGTATACAAGAAACCGTATTACAATACGCTCAACAAAGGTCTTCAGTTTATAATATTGCGAGAACATATGGATTAAAAATTCCTGGCCAAAGACCATCAGTTGCATTAGTTGATTTCATAATAACAGTTCCTGCTTTCGGAGATAAGGAAGATATTAGATATTGTGGAATTTTGAGAAGAGGTTCACAAGTACAAGGTGCAGGTCAAACGTTTGAAACGGTTTATGATATTGATTTTACATCACCCGTTAATAACGAGGGATTCCCAAACAGGACCAAAATTCCAAATTTTGACTCCAATGGAATTATTACAAGTTATCAAATTACAAAAAGAGAAACTGTGGTTAATGGTGTTACAAAGGTCTTCAAAAAAGTAATATTACCAAATGATGTTAGACCATTTTTTGAATTATTTTTACCTGAAAAAAATGTTTTAAATGTAACTTCAGTTCTGTTAAAAGAGGGTACCCAATATGCAGGAACACCCCCGAACCAAGATTTTCTAGGTTTAGAGAACAGATGGTATGAGGTAGATGCTTTAATACAAGATAAGGTCTTTGTTGAAGACCCAACCAAAGTATCTGACTCACCTGGTATTAAAGTCGGTAAATACATATCCACATCAAATAAATTTATAACAGAATATACTCCTGAAAGTTTTTTCAAAATGACTTTCGGTGGTGGTAGTCAATCATCGGATGAGCAATTAAGAGAGTTCGCCGCGAACGGATTCCAACTTAATTTATCAAGATACTCTAACAACTTATCATTAGGTAGTGCATTAACTCCAAATTCAACACTGTTTATCCAATACCGAGTTGGTGGTGGTATATCTTCTAACTTAGGTGTTAATGTTATTAATCAGTTAGGGACCATAGATTTTTCAGTTAATGGACCTTCTGAAGACCAAAACGTATCAACAGTAGGGTCTTTAAGATGTAATAATCCTACCGCAGCGATAGGTGGTGCGAATTTACCAACCGTAGAGGAAGTAAGAAACTACGTTGGATATAATTTTTCATCTCAAAAAAGAGCGGTTACAATCAATGATTATGAATCTCTCATAAGAACTATGCCATCTCAATTCGGGTCTCCTGCAAAAGTTGCGATAACAGAACAGGAAAATAAAATAAAAATAAAATGTGTGTCTTATGATACATCAGGTAAGTTGACAAACTTAATATCTAATACTTTAAAAAGTAATATTGCCAATTATTTGTCTAACTACAGGATGATTAACGATTATATAAGTGTAGAAAGTGCCCAAGTTATAGATTTAAGTTTAGATATTTCTGTTGTATTAGACTCAAGTCAAAATCAAGGAAGTGTAATTACACAAATAGTAAATTCTGTTAATGATTACTTTGCACCTAATAATAGAGAAATGGGTCAAAATGTTTATATATCAGAAATAAGAAAAAATATTCAATCTCTAAATGGTGTAATTAGTGTAGCGGCAATTGACGTAATAAACGAAGTTGGAGGACAATACTCATCATCTCAAACATCTCAAAGATATGCGGATTCGACTACAAGACAAATTGAATTAATTGATGAAACTATCTTCGCAGAACCAACACAGATATATCAAATTAGATATACGGGCAAAGACATCAGAGTCAGGGTTAAAAACCTAAGTACTGTTAATTTCAGTTAATTAATTTATTTTCATCACTAATAGATTATTTTTTGAAAATAGAATATAAACTATTTATTCAAAAAAGTATTAAATGCCAAAATCTTTAAGGGTAAGAACAAATGTCGGTATTGACCGGCAAGTAAATTTAAATTTAGAACAAGATTTTGAATTCATAGAAATTCTATCTCTTAAACTTTCACAATCAGAAATTTACAATAGACAATGTGCTGATTATGGAGTAGTTGCAGGTAGAGTATCAGTAAATGATGGATTTGGAGTACCTAATTCTAAAGTTTCAATTTTCATACCTATCACCGCAGAGGACGAGACAAATCCAATCATCTCATCAATTTATCCTTATAAAACAATAGGTGATATTAACGAAGATGGTTATAAATATAATTTATTACCTTACAAACCATCATACCCTGGTCACTCAGCGACAGGTTCTTTTCCTGATTTAGAAGATGTATTAACCAACCCTACCGCCATAGAAATCTATGACAAATATTACAAATTTACAGTAACAACAAATGATAGTGGTGACTTTATGATTTTCGGAGTTCCAACCGGAACTTACGATATTATAATGAATGTAGATGTATCAGATATCGGTCCATTTTCACAATCACCTCAAGATTTAATTAGGCTTGGAATTGCGACTGAAAGCCAAGTTAATGGAACAAGATTTAAATCTTCAGAGAATTTAGGTACTTTACCTCAAATTATTTCTTTGAATAAGTCAGTTACTATCTTACCTCTTTGGGGTGACCCTGAATTATGTCAGATTTCAATTACAAGAACTGACTTTGATTTAACTGCGGAAGCAAATATTGAAATCAAACCAACCGCAGTTTTTATGGGGTCAATTTTTTCTGACACAGATGAATTAGCCCAAAAAAGAAATTGTAAACCAAAGTTAAAAGGTGGATATCAGTGTTCTTTATTTGCGGGGCCGGGGCAAATATTGGCCATTAGACAAACAATTAGACAAGATATTTTTGGACGACCATTATTGGAAGAATATGAATTTGAAAATAATGGAATTATTATAGATGAAAACGGTGCTTGGTTACTTGACGTACCGATGAATTTGGATTACGTAGTAACAAACGAATTCGGTGAACAAGTGTTTTCCACAGATGAAAAAAAAGGAGTACCCACAAGAGCAAGATATAGATTTAAAGTAAGTTGGGTCCAATCGCCAAGTTTAAGTGAACCTGTGAAAAGGGCTAATTTTTTAGTACCAAATATTAAAGAGCATGGATGGAATTCTATAGATGACGACCCTTTAGTTGAGTTAAGTTCTTCATCACCAAGTTATATTGCAGCACAAAGAAGTTATGCCTTTAGTTTGAATTGGGACGATTATGGTATTGATGGAGACGTAATTCAGGACGCTATCGATGGTAAAGATATGTTTTATGAGATGACCTATAATAAAGTCTACACCGTATCTCAATTATTAACAGGGTATAGACAAGGTAGTTTCAATAATAGATATTTAGCAATCAAAAATATTACTGACGATACCTGTGAGAGTACCACCAATAAATTTCCAACGAATGAAACTCAATTTAGGTTCGATTTATTGTTTATATTGTTTACAATTGTCGTGTCCTTTTTGGCGATAATATTAAAGTTTGTTACAGTAGTATTTCATATTATTTGTTTTATCGTAACAAAACTAAGGGATTTGAGTATAGGGTTTACGGTTCCGATTATAGATGTATATATAGGGCTCAGACCATTTCAAAATTGGGCGGTTTTGACACAAATTGAACAAAAATTCAGTAATTTAAATATACCTTTATTTACATATCCTGATTGTGAATTATGTAGTTGTGATTCAACAACAAATTCCGCATCACAAGTTACCTTTCCTGTTGGTTCATTAACTAGTGTACCCCCATTCGCCAACAAGTCGACATTGGCTAATTTTATAAATACAGGGGCTTATGACTATAATAGCGATGATGATGTAAATGATTTAACAACAACTGTACAGAATACGTTTGCAGGTTATCAATCATCTAGTACAGTTTTAGGTTGGACTTTTAGAACTAGTAATGTAGAACTATTTAGTTATGACTTGAATGGAGATGCTTCACAAATTGCGATACTATATTATTACTCAAACTCTCTTCCTCTACACGAAAGAATCACGGGTTTTAATTTTAAATCTAAATTTTTTGGTAATAATAGTTTTAAATTGACAACACCTGCTTCAGGAAATTCACCATTAAATACTAATACTCAATTAGCACCACACACAATTGGTGGTGGACATACTCAAATTAAAGTGGTTTTTAATTCAGATATTAATACCGCTAATCTTGGTTTAGATACTCAATTAGGTGGGTCTTTAAATATATCAAGTAATCCAAATTTAGGATTTCATTATGATAACATAATGATAATCCCGACCGAAAATAGATATGAAGACGGGACAATTCTAACTTTTAACAATCCATATAATTTCAGTGACCCAAATCTGAGTGGTAATACTAAAAATATATATGGTACATACTCAATCACCGGAACAGCACTTAACACAGGAGTTACAACTGTAAATGTAAGTCACACCAATCCATACACAGGAGAAAGATTAGTCACACCTTATAATATAATTCAAACTAATGGTGAAGCGGATAATTATTTAAGGTACCCTACAAATCAAGAATACTTCCAAGTTATTAAGTCATTAACTTATTCTGAATACAAAACAATATTAAATAATAATTACACACAACAAGAGTACGATGATTCTTATTGGGGTTCATTCAATCAAAGGATTTTTGAGAATTTTCAAAATATTGGAAGAATTTACTATGATAGATTGTTGTTCGAGTGTACTGTTCCAGGAGCAACTTGGGCAGGACCCGGTTTCTCCACATTAGCCCCTTACGCTGATGGAGGAAATCCTTGGACAGCCTTTAATGAAAAAAGTGAAACTTATTTTAACATTATTGTAAGAGGTGTGGACCCACACTCAAGTAGAGTAAAAGTTAAATACGGATTAGGAAAATTATTCAATAGAAAAAGTCATTGGGCGGTAACTTTTGAAGGGGATTATAAATTAAACATACCATTACAACCAAACGACGGTTTAGATTTTGGGTTAACACCTTCGGGAATGTCCCAACAATATGCCAGACAGTACGCTAATCGATGTGTCAAACACGATTCAATATTAGGTAATAATAATAACGGTATTGATAATGATTATTCTAAAGGTAGATTATATTATAAATCATTCCATTTCAAACCATCACAAACTGATTGGACCTCATTTAGAACAAGGACAGTTTATAAATACTCTTCATTATCTGAGTCAGATACTAGTGATAGTTTAACTGCGAATCAAATTTTTAGACAAGGAACTCCAAAAATTAGAGTTAGCCCTTGTTTCGTGACAAATGTTGGAAGTTATACATTTCAAGCACCAAGTGCTGATGGAGGTGGATTAAGGGTTGGAATTGATAACTTTTATACAAGAGAAAATAGTTTTGATGATTTTGCGAACACAATACCGGAATTTGAGGCGGGTAAAGCGTTTGATAACGGAAAATATGCATTAGGTGAATGTGTTGAAGGTGGTAGTGTAATGTTAAAAGGTGGAGGTAATTGGCAATGTCCTGGAGTTTGTGATTATTTTACGCGATTACAATCCTATTATTATTCAAAAGTTTATCCTGACCCAACAAATGACAATGATTGTTTTTTAATGAGTAATAATGAACGAATTGTTATGAGAAGTGATAGGGTCCCTTCATCAGATACATATCAATCATACACAAATGCCGCCATCACGTCTACAACAGTAGTTACCGTTTCTCACACTCTTATGGCTAATGGATTGTTTTATCTGACAGAAGTTTCTGATGAAGGAGTTACTACCGGAGGTTCTACAGGATTAGCAAGTCCGGGATTTAATGTGACAGGTACCGACACTCCTGTACCGGGTAGCACTGACCCTGAAAGTTTTGGACAAGTAGATGCGTTATTGGCTAGTTTTTCATGTCAAAGTTTAGTACCAATTGGGTGTTATCAAACCACATTCCCTGATACTATCAGTATTGCGTCACCAACTCAATGTCAATATTATCCTGGAACTAATGAAAAATTTTTCATTGATGGTTCGTGTTATTCGTTAGTTCATCCTAAATATTTAGGTAGTAATCTAACAAAAGATTTGCAACTAATTACAGAATGGCGTTCAAGAATTAATATAAACTTCGGAGCATGTAGAGAAGTTTTTTCTCACATATTTATGAATAATTGGATTAATGGTGGATTATATATGTTCCCATTCAAATCACAAAGAATTTTTACAGGACCAACTGGTAATCCGCCAAATCAACCTTATAACAAGTATTGTAGAGATACGGTATATTTGGAACCCGAAACATTTAATTTCTATTATAGAAGTTCTCCTTGGGATGGAAACGAATTCATAGGTAGAAAAGGATATAGTTTCAATGGAAATACAATTGGAAATCAAAGGGAATATATGTTTCCAACGACAATAATGGACTTAGGACCAAGGGATGAATTACAAAAATATTTATCACAAAGTGGAAATTGGGATGGGTATATTGTTAATAGATTGTTACCGACAACATTTTCGGATATATCCGATATTTTAAATTTATTTATCTTATCAAGATTTGCAAGTACTACATTCGGTGCTCTTTTCTCAAGACCTAAAGGGGCTAATATTTTAAATTTCTTCTCAAGAAAGGCGTTATTTGTCGATAGTGATTATGCACAAATGGTGGCAACAAATTCCCAATTCGGTGTTGCCGCTTTTGAACCCGCTAACTATCCTGAACCAGATATCGGGTCGGGATTTAATTCACCACTATATTTCCCATTCGGAGTAACTAATATAAAAGATATAACATTCGGTATTTTCTTTACAGGAGATAGTCAGGTGAGAGATTATATTTCACCAAACAGAACCATTTATGATTCATCAGGTGAAATTGGTGTTAATGAAGCGTGTACTCTGACTTATATACCAATTACAACGCAAGAGGTTCCTTTTTATTTATGGAAAATAAATGAAAATGGTAGTAACTCAAATATTTTCGGTGACCAACAAAACAATTGGTATTCAAATAATGACGCTTTCAAATACCAATATCAAAAGGTAGATAGGTTTTTACAAGAATCAAAAACATTTCAACCCGAAAATACTAACGTAATAAATTATCATAAAGGATGGATTGCTAATTATAATCCAAGTGTTATAAATCCTGCAACTAATGGTTATGATTATAAACCTGAACCGGGTATACCTGGTAATTATTTAATGGGTGCACCATTCTACTTTTATTTTGGTGTTGTAAAAGGGTCAAGCGCTTTTGATAGGTTTGCAACTAAATGGATAGATACTGACGCAATTACTGATTAAAGATGGGACAAGAAAATGATGTTAAAATAGTTTTAGGTTCATTAAGGTACAAATCAGCACCTGAATTAAGTTATCAGTTAAACGTGCCTTTAAAGCAAAATTCTAAATTAAATATTGAATTTGATAGAAGCCAAAATATAAATTTGCTCGATGTGTTTGATTCAGAAAGAGAAAAATCAACAACTTTCAGACCATCAACAAAAATAACATTTCTGTTCAAGAATACCTATGTTGGAGAAACTAATTACACCCCATTTAAAGAAAACTTATACTATGTTAATTCATTAGATGCGTCAAGACAGGCTTGTAACGGTAACGCTCAATCAGTGTATTGGTCAGGTTATCCACTATATAATGAATTTGATTTAATTAGAACCGATAATGATACTGATGGATATACACGACCAAATACCGGTGGTCATATAAATTTTGTGGCGACAAGTGCAACGACTTATAATTGGAACTTCTTTATGAGTTATGCTTATCAGAATGTGAACAAGAGTTTATTTGCTATCGAGCCAAAAACACAACAAACATTATATTGGATGGCCAATGACGGAATACCATTTATAATAGACCAATCATCTTCAAATGGGCAACCATACGTTACGTTTAGAAGTGTATGTAATCACGGATTAAGTGTTGGAGAATTTGTGGAGTTATCAATATCATACAATGGTTCTAATTTGTTCGAAGTTTCAAGTATCGGAGATGGTACTGTTAATTCTGAATTTTATATTTTTAGTATCGCTAATATAGGATTTAGTGGAACAACTTTCGACACAGGAGTTCAGGGAACTGCAAAAAGAGTATTGGACGCCGATAACCCAACTAGTAGTAGGTCTGAATATTACATCAGAAAACACAAAATTTTAACAAACAATACCGATGCGGTAATCGTTAACGCTGGATTTGAACTTAACCCATTTAAAGTAATAAAACAATACGAACCATCAGGTTTAACACCAAACTTTGTATCTAGAGTTTCAATAAAGGAAGGAAGTCAGTCTTATAATTTATCATTCTCAAAAGACATATCTATTGAAAATTTAATAGATAATCAACAAAGACCTGTATCTGAATTATTCTTTACCTATCAATGGGTCGGTTATTTAGGTTGGACAAATAAACCTTCATATCCAATACCTCCGGCAACTAAAAACATTGCCTTAAGACAAGGGTTTGATTTTAACCTACCGAGTGTTAATGGTCAACCAAATGATTGGTGGACAACAAACGCTCAAAATATAAATCCAACATCATTCACAAATACCCAAGTTGATTCTTATATAAAACAAGGAAAAACATTTTACTATAATAAATCTCTAAAATCAGGAGATACATTAGATGGTGATTTTTGTGAATGGAATGACCTTGAATATTCAGAAAGGGTAATATCTGACATTTATCATAAAATAACATATAATGATAATGTTTTTGACATTAACATAACTGGAGAATCAATCGCAGAAAACCCTTTAGGGTTCTATTATAAACCACATCTTCCGATACAAATAAGGGCTTTTTCATCTTACGTAGAAGAAGGGGCTGCGGAAAATACTAGTAATATACCTAACTATGCAGTATACAACACTTCGGCAGAATCATTTGTTTGGCGAGATATTTACGAATATGGGTTTATTGATAATGATGGTGTCGGAGTTGATTTCCCATTTCTAAATGGGGCTCATTACCCGTATAAAAACAGTATATTTAGATTAATACCTGAAGGTTCTACTTCGGTATCATCAACACTAAACACAGTAACTCAACCTACTATCGATGAGTGTGAATAAAATAAAAGTGGTTAGAAGTCTTACCGAGAAACAACTTGATATACCTATTGAGTTGAAATGGGATTTTCAAGGACAAGAAGATTCGATAGACAAATGGCAAGAAGACACCATAGAAAAAATAATAGGTAAACCAAAAGACTTTGAACTTGCAAGGTTCCAAAACAAAGTTTACCCAAACGGATACGAAACTCAAGTAATTTATAATTTTAATTTTTATTCTGGTTTTACAAATTTATCGGACACCGCTAACGAATCAAAATGGGGTGTGAGCTATACTCCACAACAATTCACAAACAATGAAATATATTATACTGTAAATTCTTTTAAGAACTCATTTTTCAAGTTAGACTTTTATGATACAAATGAAGGACAAACACAGAAAAATTATTTTTCAGTAATTTTACCTGCAAATCAAAGTTCTGATTTAGACCAATTGATTTCCGATTATCTACCTCCTGTTAAAGTAAGTTACCCAAGTTACACTTTAGATTTTATAAACCAAAAAGAAGGTTATTTTTTTTATTGGTTAAAGTCTCGTGATTTTTTGAACATAGACACTTTTTATATGTCAGCAAAATTCTTTAACGGTAAAACAGGTGAGTTTATAAGTATGACAAATACTTGCCAAGGTAATCCAACCCTATCTTCAAATAGGTACAAATTCGACTCCTCAAAATATTTTTATTATAAAGTAAAACTTAATTATACTGACTTCACCTATCAAATATTTAATTATACGACAGGTGCTGATGTCAGAGTCGGGTCCTCAAGTTCACCCATAAATTGGTTTCAATATAATAATCCGATTTAATGGAAGAGCAAAAATATTATATAAAAATATCTCCTGAGGTGATAAAAAGTGATATACGAACATTCGTTTATACCGCTTCCACAGGATACACTTTTTCGATGGACCAAGAGTGTTGTGATTTTACATCTTACACTCAAACATTTACCGCAACTACAGGAACAACAAGGGCAATTATACCGATGTCTTTAGTTGTTACTTCAGGGTCAGGTGGTACATCGCTGATGACTGGTCTAACAATACCAATATTGTTTACTCAAAATACTGTGGATTTGGGTTATTATTCTGTTTTTGACGGTGCAATAACCCAAAAAGACGTAATAACAAATTTTTTATTCTCAGCCGTAACAGGGGCCAATTCCTCAACATATTATGTCTATAATACATCAGACATAACATACCAAAAATTTCTAAAAAATAGTACTTTTAAAATAGATTGGGGCGACGGGTCACAGATACAGACTATAACAAATTTTGCACCTAATTCAACACCACACATTTATCCTACCGCACCTGCGACATACACAATAACAATGTCAGGGATTACAATGTTTGGATTGACAATTATTGAAAAGAAAATCAATATTCCATTTACCGAAGTTGAAATAACTAATCCTAAAGGAACCGCATATTTCATACCACAAGGTGGGGAATGGTCAGGCGTACCAATCTCTTATGATTATATTTTCAGTGGAGACTCAAATACTAATTTACAAGACCACATATCATCTAATTACACAACAATACCAATAATTGTTACAGGATTTACCAAGTCATCTTTAAATGATTTAGCACAATATAAAGGAAACGCCAATATAAAAGGTATGTCATTTAAACAAAATCAACAAGTAACAGGAACAAGTAATACTGTTGGTGTTTATAACGGTCCTACAAATGATGGTTTAGGCGTTTCTTACACTATTAATGGTATTGATTATTACGACTATAATGATGGTACAACAATATACGTCGCTAAGTCTTCAGGACTTACATCTAATTGGTTAGTATCATCAGGTTTAACAAAGGATGAAACATTAATAAATGTTGTGGACCAACCATTAATATTCTCTAATGTGTATATTGAAAGAGGTAAAAATTCTGTATTTGAAAGGGTTAGAAGATTAGGGGAAGTATCAACAATTGGAGGACTGACTATTTACGGGTATAAATTTTTCAACGTCAATAAAAACGATTAATAAGTATTTATAATTAAAATTAGAAGATGGCAACAGGAACATACGGAACCATAAGACCTGCAGATGTATCACCGGCTGATGTCGAGATAATATTGAATTACACAGAAAGTAGAGATGACACAGATAATTTTATACTGACAACTCTTAACGCTCAAGACGTGTTAAAACCATATTTTAATAATGGAGATACAGGCGGTAATGCAAACATAGAAATATTAGGTGGATTATATAATCTCAAACTACCCGCCGAACAATTCAATGCTCTTGGTATATACACATTATATATAAGACCCGCTCAAATTAGAGTACCGATTTTGGATTGTGGTGTTTTATCCGCATTACCAAATGTTAAAGGATTGATTTTTGATTTAAGTCAGGTTCCTTCTCAATTTACGAATAAATTTGTTGCACAAGGGTTGGTCGGATTCAGAATTGAATACTTGGATTCTTCAGGTGCTAAAATACCTAATTTTTTTAGAATAATTACTTCTTCTTTCTTTTGTGAACCTGTTGTAGAAAATTTGACAAATAGTTCACAAAAAGCAATCAGATATCGATATGTTGATGGGGCAACTAATTTATTATATTGTACCGTTTCACCATCTTCATCACCATCTAATAAGCCAAACGCTACACCTTTCATTGGTCAACCTAATCAAACCGTTGTAATAACAAACACGTATTTCAATCCTGTGACGGTAGAAGTTGAAATTGTTGAGCATGATATCTCAACACTTGCAATTGCTCTTTATGGTAATCAAACCAAATCTCTTGATGACGGTATATACACCATTTATGACTCTGGTAATAACATCTACAAACAATACAACCTTTATGAAGTTAGAGATGAATTTAACAATCTTCTTTATGAGGTTAGACAAGATAGAAATAATAATATTGACTATAGTAAAAACTTTAATAACATCACTCAGTAATGGCTAAAAAGTATCTTTGTCCTCCACAAAAAGCAACTGCAGATAATACATTTTCCGATAATTTAGTTGGATTTCAACTTGTCGGTGGTGGTGGTTTGACACAGGGTAATTTTGAGTTCACAACTAGTGTTACAGAAAAAAGTAATAGAGAGTTTATAATTGGTACATTTTCTGACCCAATAACTTTGGATTCGTTAGGCGTAACGAGTATTGAGGAGTCAAAAACCATAGTTGAAAAAAACTTCCAAGTCTTTCCAAATTTTGATTTAAGTCAGGTAACTAATTTTAGTCAGTATGGTTCTTTATCAAAAAGAGTTTCTGTTTCACTAACAAAAATAATTAATTTTTTCCCTGCCGCTTTAGAATCAACAACACAAAGAAAAAATTTTACAACAGGTTCTACTGCTACTAACATCACGTTCGACCCCGTTAATAACTTCACAACTTTTACATTAGATGTAAGTAAAATATCAAACCCACTATCAGTTGACTTCACGACAAATGCTGCTAGAAATATATCGGTTAGTGAAACAGAATTATCACCTTTGAGGAATATGACTGATAACGCAATTAACTATGCGTTATACATTAATGATTCGTCTTATAAAGTTCTTAAAATATTTCCTACAACTAGTTTAACAACCGGAAATTTGGTTATAAATGTAGTTGGTGACCCATTCAGTGGAGGTTCAATTTCTTATGATAATTTATACGTAAAACCAAATGATGATAATACAGAAAGGGTTTTTTCCCAAGACTTCGATGAAGTTGAGAGATTTTTATTGAATAGATTAGTGACACCTATTTATACCGCAAATTTCAGTATAATAAGAGAACGAAACGATGGTTCTTTTTATTTGACATCAGAATCCGCAACTTGGCCAAAGGATGGTTTGTGGAATATCGATATAAGAACCCCAAGTTTTAATACCTACGTAAACAAACTTTCTAATTTAACAGAAGAATTTGACCAATTTAGAACAAACCTTATTGTTAGATTTTTAACAACAGGTGCGTTTAAAGACTTTGATACTGATGACCAAAAGATAACTAAAGTATTACAAATATACGGTAGAAGTTTTGACCAAGTAAAAAAATTCATAGACGCATTAGCATATATGAATTCGGTAAACTATAATGTTGGAAATGACATACCATCTCAGTTATTAAAAAATTTAGCCCAAACATTAGGTTGGTCGGATAACATCTCTCCGATTACAAATACTAATTTCTTAGATTCAGTTTTCGGGACATCCCAACCCTCACAATTTTTGGGGTTGAGTAGAAGTTACACACCTGATGAATTGAATTATCAATTCTATAGAAATCTAATACTTAATTCCGCCTATTTGTTTAAGTCCAAAGGGACTAGAAAATCAATAGAAGGTTTATTAAAATTAATTGGAGCACCTGACGCATTAATCGAATTCAATGAAACAATTTATGTCGCTGACCAAAAAATAAACATGGCTCAGTTTAATCAAGAGTTTGCCAATATCTCAGGAGGTACATATAACCAAGAATTACCGGCTTTAGACCCTGAAATTTTATTTAGAATACAAGGTAGAGAATTTACAGGTTTTACAACAACATCCAATACTCAAGATTCTAACATTACAAGGGATGAATACCCTGTAGATGATAGTGGATACCCAAGAGCCCCTGAAGATACCGACGATTTCTATTTCCAACTAGGTGAGGGATGGTTTGAGTCTACAACACAACATAGGTCTGACGAGATGTTTGATGCCACCGGTAGTAGTTTTACAGGTCAAAACCCTAACATACAAACAGTGTTAAGAGATTTTTCATATGGACAGA